GAGTTCAAGGATCAGACTGTCACGGACGCATATGCCGACGAGGATACGGGCATTGCCCTTGCGCTCGTTCCGGGCATGGTTGTGCAAGCGAGCCTGGCCGCCGCGACATATGCATTGAATGCGCCGCTCAAGATTGCAGCGTCCGGTCGATTGGCCGCTGCAACAACCGCAGGCGATATTGTCATTGCGTTCTTCAGCGATACGACTGGTGCATATAGCGCCGGTGACTTGGCCGATGTGACAATCGCCAATTCCTACAACGTTCCAGCGGCATAAGGAGGACACCTGATATGCTTCGTTTTACAGATGAACAGCAGGCTTTTGTTCTGGCCAATCGTCGCCAGTTCAACGCTTCGCAAATTGCCATGGCAGAAAACCATGGTCAAACGCTTATCGGCAATGCACTGCCCCTTCCCAAAGATGTTTGGGGCTTGTGGGACCGTGAGGCCGTAGAGGTCCAGCTCACGACACTTCGTGTGTTCAATGACCTGTCGTCCTCTGTGTCCATGCCAATGCCAATCGATAAGTTGGTCCACCACTTCCAAACCGTGTCTGACAGTGGGCAGGTAAACGTCTCGCTGGATGGCCGTTCAAAGGGCCGCACTGACCAGCCTGTATTTGCCTACCACGGCACGCCACTGCCGATCATCGACAGTCCGTTTTCTTATGGCTGGCGTCAAATGGCTGCGGCATCGAAGGAAGGGTTTCAGCTTGACGCTGCGGGCCGGATGAACTCGATGCGCAAGATTGCGGAAAAAGCCGAGAGCCTGATGCTCAACGGCGACACTGACATCGTCGTCGGTGCTGATCCGCTTTACGGGCTGCGCACTCACCCGCGCCGCAACACCCGGACCACAGCTCAGGCGCTGAACGGGGCAACAGGTGCACAATGGTTGGCAACCATCACGGCGACGTTGAAACTGCTTCACGGTGATAACTTCAAATCGCCAGCCACGATCTACCTGAACTTTGACGATTGGTTCTATGCCACATCGACCGAGTTTACGGCGGGTTATCCCAAAACCATTGCGCAGCGCGTGCTGGAATTGGGCGGTTTGCGTGAGGTCATCGACGCAGATAGCATCAACGCTGGCGAAGTCATTGCGATTGTCAAAGATCGGAGCGTCTTGCAGGTGTTGAGCGGTATGCCCATGACGACACGGGCTCAATTCCGCGCGAACCCAGAAGACGATTACAACTTTGTGACCATGGCGGCTGTCGCCTTGGAAATCAAATTTGACGCCAACCAAAACTGTGGCGTTGCGGTTTCGTCCCTCGCGTAACATGATGGGCCGGTATAACCGACCGGCCCATTTCAACCCACGGAGAAACACAGATGGTCGACTTTCCTTTTGCCACATCGAACGCGCCTTACGGCGTCGACGCGCCAGCGCTTGACTATGTGATCTATGACGCGTCAGCCTCTGCTGATGTGACGCTGGTAAAGTCGTGCCGCTCTATCCTGGTCCTGAGCGACGGCAATCTTGCCGTGACAACTCAAGCAGGTGTAGACCCGGGCACGCACGCGGTCGTGGCAGGGATGGTCGTAAGTTGTTGCATCACGCACGTGCTCGCAGCCACCACGTCGGACCTGCTGCTTTACGTTTAACCCACGGAGACATACATGAAAATTCAAATCACAATGAAGGGCGCAGGTGGCCACAATGTTGGCGATGTTGTTGAGATTGATGGAAACGCAATTCCATCATGGGCGGTTAACAAGTGCCGCGTGGTAGGTAATGCCAAGACCGCAGTGACCAACCCCGCCAAGGGTGCGATGCCCGGCGGACCATCTCTGAAGGGCTAACCAATGACCGCGACCGTCACAGATTGGATCGCATACGCGAGCGCACGAGGGGACACTGTGGCAGATGACGCCGCAAGTGCATCGGCGCTCGTTCGCGCAACGGATCACATCGCGTATCGGTATCTGAACCGCCTCCTGCCGGGGGTGGACGCAACGGCACTGGCGGTGGTCGATCCGGCGACGTATGAGGCTGCGAAACTAGAGCTCGCAACGCCCGGATTTTTTACGGTCACGTTTAGCCCCGACCAACAGAAAACACTAACTGGCGTGGGCGATATCAAATGGACACCTGTCGCTGGCGGCAAAGGGGGCTTTGAATCTGCTACGCCCGTCAGCACAATCATTGCCGCGATGTTTGACCCTTACGTCACAGATCGTGATGGACCTTATTTTGAATTTGCCACACTCGGCAGGACGGTAGCGCGATGATAGGTCTCGGACTAGGAATGAATGTAAGCGGGTTTACGCCTGCTTTTGTCTACTCGCCCACCCCGAAGCCAACGCGGAGTTAAGCGCATGATCGGTTTATCCCTAGGGCTATCGCTTGGCCGTGCAAACGGCGGTGGTGTGCCATCCGTCCCGTCAAACGCAATCCGGGACAGGGCGAGTAACGCAATCACTGACCGCGCAGGCGGCTATATCTTAGAGAGGGCTTAACAAATGTCCGATATTTTCGACCTAGTAGACACATGGAACGCAGGCGGCACCACGTTTACTGCGATTAAAATGAACGTCACAGACACTGCGTCAGCTTCCGATAGCCTGTTGCTTGATTTGCAGGTCGGAGGGGTGTCGCTGTTCTCAGCCACGAAGGAGGGTAACGGTTTCTTTAGCGGGACCGTTGAGGGGGACACACTCACCACAAACACAATCGGCAGCGCCGCTGCCCCGTCCATTGGTATTGGAGCGGCAAATGTTGGTCTCTACAGGTCAGGCGACACCCTTTACTACGCAACGTCAGGGTCTGCGAACCGCTTTGGATTTGGAAACAACGGGGTAGAGTTGACCCCTGCTGGAGCCTTAACGTGGTCAGGCACCGCATCACAAGCTAACGCAGCGAAAGACCTGATCCTCGCCCGTGATGCTGCGGACACTCTGGCCCTTCGCCGCATAGGTGATAACCCTCAAACATTCAACATCTACAACACCACGGACGGCACGAACAAAGAGTTTCTGTCTATGGGGTGGGGCTCAGACGTGTTCACGATAAGTACAGAATCAGGGGGTACAGGGACGGCACGGGCGCTTGCGCTTTACGCCTCAGCAGTCTCTCTGGATGGACCGGCAGACGGTTCATATACGCTGAAAAGGGGTGGCGTCACGCAAATCACGTCTGGTAGCGCAGGCCCTAGATTTAACTCGTCGCCCTACCCCGGCGCGACGATTGTTGACATTGGCCTCGGTGCCTTTCCATTCCGCGACATTTTCCTCAAGCCGTCTTCATCTTTGACCCCTGCGGCGAATGGCGACTTTTGTATTGAGGCGACCGACAACAGCACTCTAACATTTAAACATAAAGGCTCTGACGGGACCGTGCGAAGCGGAACCATTGCGCTGACCTAAAACTCAAACCAACTAATCATATAATGGGATAATACCATGGAAAACCAATCCATCTCACTCGACCTCAAGCACCCCGAATTGCAGGCACTTGTTGGCCTGATGGACGCGGGTGTTAAAGCCCTCGGCCTTCAGTCGGCCAGTAGCGCCGCTGTCCTGATGGGCAAGATCGAAGCGGCAGTTGCCGATGCAAAAGAAAACGCAACCCCGGTGGAGGAAAAATAAATGGCAAAGATTACAATCTCAGTCACAGGAACAACTGTTGGCGACGTAAGCCGGGAAATGACCATTGGAGGCGATCTTTCCGACGCCCTTCTGGGAGAGTTGGTGACGCGCCACGGCACAGACGAGAATGGTGATGCGCGAACGCCTGTCGCTGCCTGTGAAGCGGCTCTTGACGGGTATCTCACATCGCTCTGGAATATTGCCGTTAAAAAGCTGAGCGGCGCTGCGGCAGAGACTGCTAAGGATGTGGTTGTGTCTGATGCAGGTTCGCCCACTATCACCTCTCCAAGTCTGCGGCTGGCATGAGCGGCGCGGATATCACGGCAGACGTTCAGGCAGCCTATGTCGAAGCGGGCATTGCGGCGGGCAACGGCACGGGCGCGCCGATTGTTACGATCAGCCGCCCCGGCACGCCCACTGGTGACGCATGGAACCCCACGCCAGGCGCGCCAGTTGTCCACACGTTCACCGCCAAACCATCAAGTAAGGCCTACACGCAGCGCACGGGGCTTGCCCTCGGGTCGAAAGAGCAGGTCCATTCGCTGGTTAATATCGGCGTGACGATTGCCCCATCCACATCGGACGTGCTGACGATCGATGGCGTAGAATGGTCCGTGCGTGAAGTCATTCCTGTAGACTCTGCAGGGTATGTGCTGAACTGGTTTGTGAGGGTTTCAAAGTGACAACCCGTGATACCCGCCGCAACTTTCTCAGACTGCTGGACCAGACATGGCCCGGCGTCCAGTCGGAGTTTGTCGCGGCCATGCGTCAGGCGCGGGCGGGTGTTGACATGAAGGCACTTGAGGCTGCCATTGCGCGCAGTGATGTGGACGCTGTGTTTCGTGCATTGCGGTTCGATGCGGCCGATATGTTCCGCACCGATACGGCAATCACGGCGGCCATGAATGCTGGTGGCGATTACCAGATGGGCGCGTTTCAACACGCCACCCGCCGCGCGCCGATTGCCAGCCGTATTGTGCAGTCATTCGGGGGGCGGAACGAGCGGGCCGAGCGGATCGCGCGGGACTTGAGCGCGCGGCTGGTGACTGAGGTGGTGGACGACACTCGCGTCATGATAGCCCAGACAATCCGTGCCGGGCTGGAGGCTGGCGCAGGACCACTGCGCACCGCGCTGGACATCGGCGGGCGTGTGGTCAACGGCAAACGGCAGGGCGGGCTGGTGGGGCTTGATTCACGGCGTGCAGGATGGGTGCAAAACTACCGCGCCAAACTCCTAGCCGAGGGGCGTCCGCAGTCGCAGATTGACCGCATGGCGCAGCGGTATTCGAACAAGTTATTGCGGCAACGCGGCGAAACAATCGCCCGCACCGAAACGCTCAAGGCGTTGAATGCCGGGCGGCAAGAGGCGCTGGACCAGTTGATTGAAAACCCGAACAACGATGTGCGGGCTGAGGACGTGGTCAGGGCTTGGGATTCCGCAGGCGACGGTAAAACCCGCCCGACACATGTAGCTGCTGACCTGCAAGACCCCGTGCCACAGGGGCAACCGTTTGTTGTGGGCGGATATTCGTTGATGTATCCGGGCGACACATCTCTC